AATAAGGCTGCTACCACCAACTGTACATTTAATTTCATCTTCTTTGTCATAGTCTTAATAAATTTAAAGTACTTACTGTATATCTGGCATCTCGGCTAATATACCAGTTGTGTATTGAATTGAATTATTATAATAAATCAACAAATACGCCATCATTGAACCACCTCTATTATATAATTGTCCTGTGAATGTTTGAGAAGTTGTTTCATCTGCAATATAGAGAGAATTACTTAATAATGTACTTGCAATAACGTTAACCCCATTTCTATCCTTACTTAATACTGCTCTAACATTTGTAATCGTGCCACCTCTATAAGTCGCGCCAACTGCACTAAATTTAATTTCATAACTTACATACTGGTTAGTACTGTTAGTAAATTTGGCAGTACATATAGTATTAACAATCTTGCTTCCTGCTGGTACATCATTCTTAACCTGTATAGTATATACTGGTTCTGGCAGTGCTAAAAACCTGTCATTGGCATTAGCTACATAAGCATTAGTAGGCGTATTGGTTGCATTGGTATAAAACTCATATACTGTCACTGTTTTACCTTTAAACTTCTGCATCTGTGTAGTCCACCAGTACAGCTTATCACTATACCATACTGTATTTGTACCATCTGTCACTAATGCACCTCTTTTTAAGCCTATCTTATTCCCACTATTATCATAAACTGTATACAGATTATCTTTACTGAGATAAGTTGCAGAATCCCCACCATCCATATTTTCAATACCCATCAATACTTTCTCATAGCTTGCGTGATTGGATGAAGTAACACCACCAACATTAACACTGTCACCATTTTTATAGCTTGCTCCAACAGGCATCGCTGCCGAATGGTCATAGTTTCTAAAATCTCCCAACCTATAAGGACTGTTAGCACCGCCTATAGGTTTATTATACTTATATCCCAGATTACTATTATTCTTTATCTGTGTCACCAATGAATCTGGTGTATTGGCTGACAGTATGCTTATACCATAATTCCTGTTCTTCAATTCCGCTAGTGTCATTGTACCTACATTACTTGATATAGGTTTCCATTTAGACCACTCATTTATAAGTGAGGAACTGCATAGAGCACCAACATTCCTGCTGCTGCTCCCTATTGCATTTCCTACCAGACTTGTTGTTATTCCTGTACTTGATAATGCCATTTCTCCAACTGTTTAACTCTGTTATTCAATTCTATTATCTGTGCTTGTAATACTGCTACATACTGTGCATAATTGACAGATAGATATTTATCTTCTGTATTATCTTCTATAACTAGTTCTGGATATAATTCTCTTACTTCTTGTGCTATGAATCCTATACTATCCTTACCATCCTTCTTATATGTAACAGGTTTAATGTAACCCCTATTCTCTAATGGCTGAATGCTGGTTTTAAGCCTAATATCAGAATAAGCAGTCACTTCACCTGTAGCTGTAAGTGTACCGACTTTAATGTTAGTTGGTAATTTCAAATAAGCATTACCACCACCGTTTACACTAACTGCCGAACTGGTATTAGTAGCTGTAGCATCTTGGATATAAATACTTCTAGTAGTACCCCAATTTGCCGTAGTAATGTTAGCAGTACCATTAAATGAAGTACCATTAATAGTTCTGGCTGTTTGTAGCTTTGTAGCACTACCAGCGTTACCACTGATACTAGCACTACTAGTAATGAATCCACTATTATTAGTCAAATGGCTGGTATGTGTTGGAATATTAACCGTTTGATTGGAACTGCCGTTAAATGACTTTGTACTAAAACCACCTGCTGAAAATGACAATGTACTATTAACTTTATCGGCACTACTGACACGACTTGAAGTAGGTCTACTAACATTAGTATTATAATTGTTAGCTACAGTGCTTGAATAAGAAGTATTAGTAAACTGACCTGCCGATACACTACCACCACTATTAGTTACTGTATATTCAAGACTTATATTAGTCCAATCGCTAGGTTGCCTTACTTGTACCTCCCAACTGTTGTTATTATATCGTACTATCCTAATCATATCCCAAGTACAATAAGGGGGAAGATATAAAGTACTTTGATTTAACATTGAGTTTGCAGTACCACCATAAGCATACATTATCGCTTCAAATGGTATATCTATTACGTGCCCTTGATTGTGATTACCTGTTATATAGTAGATTGTACCTTTGACTTTACAGCTTTGATATTGCCCTCCACCTGTACAAACATAGGTTACTATCTTCTTCCAGTTCTTGTCTGTACCACCTCCCCATCTATCAACCCTGTATTTAGTTGAAGTAGTCCAGCCCATACTGAATGCTGCTTGGTGGTAGCCATCCACTGTATCGGCATTTGAGGCATAAGGAACAGTAATATTATTAGTAGTACCGTTTTTAGTCCAAGTAAGGTAATTGCCATTAGTTCCTAATGCAGATACATAACTACTATTATGATTATGGCTACTAGCTGCTTTACCATTTAAGGCATCTTGTAAACCACTAACATTACTAATTGAATGACTATGCGAACTGGCTGCTGCACCTACACTAGCTGCTGTTATATTGAAACTCTTTGCAGCACTACCATCATAAGCACCCTGTGAAGTACCATTCAAGCTAATAGTAAGTGCATTAGGATTTTTTAAAGCAGAAGGTACTGTAGGATATGCTGGTAAGCTGATAGTATTTCCACTAACATTATAATTTGTTGAACCAACCTTAACAGTACTAGCATAATTATGTGTATGCGTACTGGGTGTAAATGTTGAAGGTTTACCACCAATTTCAGACCAGCTATAAGAAGGTTTAGTATCAGTTATCCAGTTTGGCTTATCTGTTAAATCATTCCAGCTACTTACACCACCGCCAACATTATCAATCAATTCCCTTAGAATCCTACCTTGATTGGCTGAAAGTGCTGCATCTGTAGCCGTACTGGTTAAAGCATCTACTATAGTAATACTACCACTTCCACCAGAAGCACCTGCACCATAGGCTGAAACTTCCTTCTCACCGATAACATTTACTTTAACCTTCAAATCTCCATTGGAATCAAAGTAAAAAGCCTTATTCCAGTTAGTTGCTACACCATCCCAATTAGTAACCTTAGCAGATGTTATTCCATCCAATACAGACTTATTAGAATGTGTATGCTTCTTATTATTAGCATCATTCCAGTTGGTTATATTAGCTTCTGTTATCTTATCCAATGCGGACTTATTAGTATGTATGTGATTATTCTTAGCCAGTTCATTCCATTTGGCTATATTGGTATCTGTAAGGTCTGCTGGTTTACCTTCTATATTAGTCCAAGTTACCTTGGTATTATCTAGAGTATCATTCACCCATTTCTTTAAGACTGCATCATACTTTAGTATCTGTCCATTAGTTAAACTGGATAATGATACGTCTGTCAGTTTAGCCAGTGCAGTAACACCACCAGCTGTATTATCTATCAGTTCCTTTAATATCCTACCTTGGTTGGCAGACAAGGCACAATCTGTAGCCACTGAATCCAGACCATCAATAATAGTCACCCCACCTGTTGTAGTACTGCCACTGCCATCAGACGAACCATAAGCTGTAACCTCACCCTCACTAATAACGCTGCCAGTAAATAATACTTTAGACAAATCCACCGTATATGAACCATCACCATTATTAACAGCAGGTAGAAAGTTCCCACTTAAAGAAGAACTTCCCCCACCAACATTAGTAACAGCTACATTACTGGCATTAACTACACCGTTACGAAATGTCTTATTTATGTTTGTTCTTGTAAATTGCATATTACTTCTTCTCTATTAACCGTATTTCCTGCTTACCTAATCTATAATCTGTAATAATGCTGTCTACTATGAATTTCTTATTAGGAAGGTGGTTATCAGTCATAGTAGCATATACTTTAAACTTGTTCTGTAAGTTCAGATTCAGAATAGCAGAAGGTGTACTATACTGCGTTACTAGTCTATATATAAGATGCTCTTCCAGTCTATACATCTGCTTAGTAGCCTTATTATATACGTTATCCAGATAAGTAAAGCTAGTACCATTAGCACTATAGCAAACTGCACTATAGTTACATTCCTTATTATCCCAAGTACATATAGCAAATTCTTCTGAATCCATCTCATTTACAAAGTCCTCGTTTATAATGTTGCTGTATTCAGTATCAGAATCCTTATCTGCTTCCTTCTGAAAGTTCTGAACTTTAGCCTGTATATCAAAATTAGACAACCAGACTGCATCACATCTATAACTATTATCCACCTTGTGCGGATGGTATAATGTAAATGTAGGCTTGCCAATAATCACTTCATTTGTACTAGGCATCGGAATAGCATAGCCTTCACCTTCTAACCCCATATCCCAAGTAATATTGTTCTTTACTGGGAAACTTCTGTTAATACAATGGTCTGTCTGTCCTTGATTGTCAAAATAAAGCTTAAAAGTAGAATCTGTAGTAGTCCATTGTATACCATTCCAGTACATATTACCGTACTTTAACTTACAGTCTATATATAGATTGTCTGGGTTGAAGTCATCATTCTTATTGCTAACCCCTGCATTATATACATCTCACCTTCCCTATCCATAAATAGGAAATTACCCTTAATAATCAGATAGGTAGAACCACCAATAAATGACACATTGGAATCATTCACAGCCAATTCAAACATTGGTCTTAACTGACCGTCATAAGTGTTATGAATATGCAATAACACATAATCGGTAAAGTTAATATCATTGTACTTCTTATTGAAGTTATCAGTCTTTTCAAAGAAAGCCTTACATATAGTTGCGCCTACCAAGTTTTGGCTTGTACCATAATTAAACACCATTGGTTCTAATACCATATTTAATGTATTCTTATCATAGTAATAGCAAGTATAGTTCTTATGCTTTAAATACTTAAAGAAACATTTGTGCATACCACCTTTACCATCTTCATTTACTTCCTGCACATAAGACCAGCTACCACCATAGTTAGTTAAATACTTCTCATCCCAGATACTAGGTATAATGCTGTCAAAGCTGTATAGACTGTCTTTAACAGTAACCTTATTATATACATTATCTAAGGATAACTGACCACCATTTTCAACATAATCACTGGCTTCTATTTCCTTAGATTGCTGCAAAGTAACCTTAGTAGGTGTTTCTGTTCCTAAAGTAAATCTATAGTAAGTATTGATTCCATTTTTAATAGCATCATAATCCAAGAAGTAAACCTTATCACCATCAGCTACAGCAGTTACATTAAGGTATTTACAAACTTCTTCCAGAACTTCCTGCATAGTCATAGGTTCATCATCTTCATCAAAGAAGTTCTGTTCACTGATATACATCTTACTAGGTAAACAAAAGTCAGATGTAGCATTTAATTGTGTATTATCTGAAATATAGAAAGAACTATAAGCATTACATTTACTAAGCAGATGGTTTATAATCTGGGTAAATGAAACTATATTCTTCTTACCGCCTATAGTGGTGTACTTATAATACTGTAATGTGCTGAGTGCATCTATGGCTTCTACCTCTATTTCTTCTAATTCATTCTCATAGCCTTGACTGTATAGATTGGGTGTTACATACCCAACCCATACAATACCACTAGCACTACTAAGAACTACCTTATTCTGTTGTGCTGTACTACTATACAAATCAAACTTATAATCGTCTGTAATCATTCCTATAGTAGCACTGCTATACTTACAAGGTTTATATAGATGTGAATCAGAAGTTTCTAACTCGGTTATGAATGGTGTAGCAGATAAAGTAATGTTCTGCACTTCTCCAGAACCTATTTCCAATGTGTATAGCTTCTCATTTATATCATAGAATTGTGCTGTATATTTCATCTTACTTTAGCTGTTTTATTATTGTAATTGGCTAGAACTCCTACAAGTTCCTTGCCTCTAATCTTAAACTCTACCTGACCACCGCCAGCAGAACCTATAATCCCATTGCCATTAAGCAGGTTAAACAGATTCCTTTGCTGTCTGTTATTAAGAATCATTTCACCAGCATTTACCCTAGCCAGGTTCATATCTCCAATAGTACTATTGCCAGCGAATATACCACCAGTACTAAAGGAAGGAATACTAGCCAAAGCTGCTACTACAGCCGCTGCTGCTGCACCTGCCAACAACCATCCTACAAACGGGGTTTGGGCTGCACTGGCTACACCACTGGCAATAGCTTCACCTTTCTTGGCTGTAGTTAATGCTACAATTTGTGGGATAGCTGCCGCTACAGCACTAATCAAATTAGCACCCCAACTTAACCAAGCTGCCGCACCTTCATTGGTCATATTGGTTACAGAACCCATAATAGAAGCTATAGCACCTAAACTTTGTGCATACTCATTATTCAGTTTGATATTCTTATTAGTAATAGGGCTACTAAACTTAGGAAGTGAAGTAGGTATTTCTGGCTTCACCATACCAGCCAAACCAGCAGGTTTGCCATCCAACTTACCAGTAGGTGCATTAGGATATTTGTACTGGAACTCTATTACCCGCTTCTGTTCAGTAAGTGCATTTAGTTCAGCATTGATTCTTATCCTATCTTCATTACTAATAGCTAGGTTTAATTCCTTTCTTAAAGATGCTATCTGTGCATCCAGTTCTGCTAATGAACCAGTAGGAATAACAGGTTTTAATTTAACCTCTCCATTATTAAGACCATCCTTTAAATCCTGTCCTGCATCAGACATATCTTTCTTAATAGTACCAGCCTTATCAGTAAAGGTTATAGCCTTATCTAGCATATCCTTTACTTCTTCACCGACTTCCGAAGTAAAGATATTCTGGAATCTAATCATATTCTCTAGGCTCTCATCTGTAGCTTCTTCCAGTTCTTTAACACCTCTAGTATAAGTGTCTAATCCTTCACCACCTGTACCAGCACCGCTAATCATCATTAAGTAACCTAGATTCCTAGTACCTTTAGCATCTGACTTCCTTTGCTTGTACTTCTCTAAATCTGCATATTCCTTAGTAGACGGGTCTAATAAACTCTCATATAGTTTCTGTGCTTCCCTAGCATCATTGATACCAGTAACACCTTTAGCCTTCATTACTTCTTGAATCTGTTCCCAGAAGTACTTACTTTTACTTTCCCTCTCTAAGATTTCCTTCTTGGATAATTCTATGTAAGTGTTATAGGCTGCTGTCCTTTCTTCATTACTAATACCCTTCTTAGTAATAAGGTATTCATAGTTATTTCTTTCTGCTTCTAATCTATCTGCTTTAGATTCACCAATAGCCATAGCCATCTTAGCATTAGATAAGGCTTCTGTATATCTCTTAGCTAGTCCGATAGCATTTAATATCCCATTCTCAAATACAGTCCAATCACCACTATATAAAGACGAAAAGAAGTTATCTACAGTAGTCTTAGCAGTACCTACTACAGTATTCCAGTCCTGCTGTGCTTCTCTGGAACTATTAACAACAGCATTAAATGCTTCCCCAGCAGTCATAGCTATACCTAGCACACCAGCAAATCTTCCTATAGTGGCTGTGATATTCCTTCCTACCTGCTGAAACTGTTGTACTTGTTGTGTGGACTGTCTTATGTTGTTATCGAATTGACTACTATTTAATAATAGTCTGGTTACTAAATCAGCCATATTTAATTATGTGTTGTATATTGTTTAGCTTTCTCTTTCAATCTCTTTATATCTTCATTACTAATAGATGTTTCTCCTATAGTATCACTATCCCAAGTAAACTGCATTATATCAGTAGGCTTTAACTTCTTAGTGCTGTTACATTGTGCAATTACATAAGCTATCATTCTAGCCTGTTCCCAGCTATTTCTGTCCTTCCTATGTAGATTGCTAATCAATGGTTCTAACTCATACATCTGCATCTTATCTAGTACATATTCTGGGTCTAGTCCACCTTCTATTACTAAGGCTGAATATATCTCCTTAGTGGTTAGGACTTTTTTTTAGCATCCGTATTATTAGTAATGAATAGCTGCTGCTTCTCCAGTTCCTTCTTTAAAAAGTTCTGGAACTCTACCATAATACCCATATCTTCATCTATGGCTTCTATCAGTTCCTCAAAGGTTAGTGAACTGTCTGGATTATTAGCCATTAAGACACAGTAGAAGAATAGATATTCATCTGTGATAGTCTTTAACTCAAATGCCTTACCTGTAATCTGTTCATAGATAAATAAGGCTCTAAGAGTATATTTCAGTTTGTAGTCTTGTCCTTTAATAGTCATATCAATAAGTATTAAATAATAAAGCCTTTACACCTCCATAACCTAGAGATATAAAGGCTTATAATTATGCTGTCTTTGTAAGTGCTCCAACACCTTCAAATGAAGCTGTAAATGTTGCATTATCTCCATTAGGTGCATTAGCTTCAAGTGCTGTAATAATAACATTACCCGAATAAGTTCCAGTAGTAGCTGGCAACCATCCCCCTTCTGGCACTTCATCTTTCTTTGTTGAATATTCTTTCTCTAAACAGAATACAGCCTTAATAGGTGTTCTGGCTGTCAGCTTATCAAATAACTGGTCAAAAGTCATACCTTCACCATCATTAGAATAAAGGTTCTCGGTACTACAGTTCCAGCTAATCTTTCTGGCTGCTTTAGCTACCCATTTACCACCGCTATCCTTAGAAGTGGTTTCTACTGTTTCTACATTTATACTTAGTTTGTGGCTAGTGGCAAATGCTATAGACTTACCATCTATAAATAGCATTAAGTCACCACCGTTAATTACTTGTCCTGCCATTTGTCTTTATGTTGAATGTAAGGTTCTGAATGAATGTATCTTCTATATAATCCTCATCTGCATTTGTCATTCTAATATCATATATGTTAATACCAGAATAGTTACCCTTCTTACCTTGTAAGGCATCTTTAACCAAGTCAGCAATTTCTATAGATTCATTGTACTTATCAGAAGCTATAACCACTTCCACATAAGTATCTTCACTATATATAAACCTATCCTTACTATCAGATGGTTCTATGCTTGTTCTTCTGTAAACAATGAATGGAAATGTAGTACCTGTATCAGCTATTAAAGGGTAAATTTTATGTCCTACACTATCTATAACCTTTGCATCATTACTAAGGATATTATAGATAGCTTTACCTACTTGTAAACTCATCGTCTGTTCCTATTAGCTATTCTCTGAATTGACTGGCTTATAAGGTTATCCATATTATCAAAGATTTCCCTTTCCTTATTGGCTTTAGCTGTTCTAAAGAAATGTGCTGCATTAATACTACCTCTATTGGCTGCTGCTCTCTGCCTTCTAATAGGATTCCGACCTCTAACAGATGCAGTATTACTACCAGTGGTTCTTCTAACTCTAGTACCCATTTCAAAGAACTTTAATCTAAAGTCCCCCATAATATGTACCTTAGCTTTTTCTCCGTTTCTATCAACATTAGCTTTGATTCCACTTATTAAGGTCTTACCATTCCACCAGTTTCTACTGGAAGCTGCCCTGCCTAAAGTCTGCCTTAGCTGTCTTTTAGTTTCACCGACTAAGATACCAGCACCCTTTCTTAAAGCACTTCTATAGACCTGCCTTTGCTGTCTACTAGTCAAATCTGCAAACATAGAAGTAACCTGTCTGGCATCTACTTCTATATTATTCATTTATCAATTCAGTTACTATAGTTATTGATTGCTTATATAATTCTCGGTTAATACTAAGAATCCTGTACTTATTGCCATTCCAAATAATTCGCATTTGCTCATTAACTTTGTGATATAGCCTTATAGTAAAGGTAACTGTATAGCAGTGGATTATTTCATTATTCTGGTTCTGTCTGTTTCCAGAATTATAAGTAATCTGCGCTCTGGTACTTATAGCATCCTTCCAGTCTATACCATTAGCCCCATATACATCTTTTAGTGTTATAGGTTCTTGTATGGTAATTGGATAATTTAATAGTCCTGCCCTCATTTTATTTCATAGTGTTTATAAAGTCCTATAAGATATTCATAACTATAAGGCAGTTTAACTACCGTACCAAATGCTACAGGCTCTCTATTAGCATATAAGTTACCTATCATTAGTAACATAGCGTGAATTATAGCAGGTGGTAAAGTACCACCTACTTCTAATTCATCTAAAGCTATGTCTAAATGTTTAGATACTGAATCCTCTGCTACAGCTATTAAGTCCAGAATGTACATATCATCTGCCCTAAAATCCTCATCTACTAGCAGGTGTTTCTTTGCTTGTTCTAAAGTTATATACATAGCTTACTACTTATTAAATAGACTATAATTAGGCTTTTAAAACCTTCTTCACAAAAGCATCTGCCCTTCTAGGCTTAGCATCAAAGTAAGCATTGATAACAAGTCTTACTTTACCGTTAGCAGCCTGTGTATATGGGTCTACTGTTAAATCAATTCCACCCCATTGACCGATAACCAAATCAGCGAAGTTACCATAAACAATACCCTTACCTGCAACAGCAGAAGTACAAAGAACTGGATAACCGTTTACCTCGTTACCTTCCATAATGAAAGAATTTTGATTCTTGGCAGTAGATTTTAATACAGCCTTGGCAGAAGGTGAAACAATAAACTTAATATCACCTCTTACATTCTTCTCACCTAATGCAGCTTCCATATTTACAAAGTCTGCATAAGTAACAGCAGCAGTATCAGCAGTTACACCGTTAAGCATACCAGCAGGTTGTGTAGCAGAACCAGCAGCAGTACCCAAAATAGTAGCTTCCAACTTATTAGAAATAGCTGATACAATATCTCTCTTTAGCATTTCTTCTGCACTATTAGAGTCTTGGATTAAGAACTGCTTAGATACATCAATGTAAGCAGTAAGTCTTTTAGGCTCTAGGTTTACTTCTGAGAATGTACCACCGCCATTAGAAGCAGCATCAACTTCACCAGCCCAACCTACATTTGAACCAGAATAAACAGGAATAGAAACATTACCTACAAGTCCTGTCATATAAGAAGCACCAGCCTGTGCCAATACTAAACTTGCTCTCAATGGTTCTAGAATGCCTAACTTATCTTCTGCTACATTCTCCTGTCCTGCTGTAGCTACAGTAGCTTTAATATCACCTCTTTCCTCGATAGGAAGTACAATCTGTCCGCTATAAGATTGACCTGCCTTTCTCATTTCAGCGATACCAGCAGTTACTACTTCCTGTGCTCTCTCGTCTAATTGTCTGTTATTGGCTACATCATTGATAGCCTTTAAAAGTGAAAACTTTTCCTTCATAGTATTAGTTGTATGTGTTGTTTGTTTAAGGTTATCTTCTTCAATCTTCCTAATCTGAATATCTATATCTGCCACTTCTTTAGTAAGTGCATCAAATTCCACCTGCTCGCCAGCATTTAGCTTTCTTACTTCCTTCTCAGCACCAGATATAATTTCCTCTGCTCTCTTTTGAAGCAGTTCCTTTTTGTCCAGTAGTTCTAAGGTGTTCATTAGTTTAACTTACTCCTAAGTCCAGCGAAGTAATCTTTTAAATCCTCGCTCTCTAAATCCTGCATCTTTCTTAATGCTATAGATGTATCTGGATATGCTTCCTTATATACTGGTGATACATCGAATAATTCTTTGAAGCTATTGATAGTTCTTAAATAACTACCATCTTCCTTCTTAGTCCAAGTATCTTTACCGATAGTAAAGGCAAATGAAGAAGTACTAATATCACCCCTTCTAAGACCTTCTAACAGTTCATCACCTAAAGCAGTGTTAGGTGCTTCAAACCTGTATTTAAGTCCAGTATCATCTATAGTTAATTCTAGGCTTCCAGTACCATATTTAGACCTGGCTAATATACCTCTATCCTCATTGTGATTCAGTAAGCATAGTATATCAGACTTTTCTAAAATACCTTCTAAGGCTGTAGGTTCTATTACTTCAGTAAAGCCACCTAAATCCCTAGACTGCTTACCGAATACTAAAGCATACCCTTCTACAGTCCTAGAATCCATCTTTACAATTTCATTACAGTTTCTTAGTTCTCTCATAGTATTGTTATTATTCCAATAGAATCCAACCAGTATTATCTATCTGATTCTGTAATGCTGCTACCTGTTCCTTTAATAGCTTGTTCTGTTCCTCTAAGGATTCAATATACTTTCTTAATGCAGAATCGTCATAGTTACTAAGTCCAGCCAGTTTCTGCTTCTCCAATGTTGTGTAGTCATTAGTAGATAAACCTTTGCCAGATACCTTGTCCACCTTATTAGCTATGCCAGCCTTAATAGTAGAATCATCATAAACAGTATCAGTAAACTTAGCATTAGCAGGTACATCACATTCTACTGTATGTCCGTTTACAGTATCAGCATTACCACCATCAGCAGGAACTTTAGTAGGAATACTATCCTTTACCTTCTTTAGTTCATCCTGTAAATCGGTCTGCTTAGTAATATCACCTTCTATAGTACCCCATACAGCATTAACTGTACTACCAATCTTGGCACTGATTCTATCCAGTTCTAATACTCCTTCTTTAGTTGCTCTCTGTAGTTCCATTACTTCAAATAATAATTAGTCTGCCCCTTTACTACCTCATCATAATAAGCATCATTAAACATAGCATTAGGACTTTTAAAGCTGTAGCTGTAATAGATTAGTCCAGATTGTAGCTTATCTAGGTCAGATGAATTAATAACCGCCTTATCTATTCTATCTTCTTCCACTATACCAGTCAAATCACCACCTTTAAAACTACATTCTATAAACTCTGCTGGGTTTGTGGTGTAAAGTCTAAGTATAAATTCAGAAGTGTTTCTTACCCTAAATGGAATACCGTCCTTATCTTCCAACTTAATATTGAATACTAAGTCAGTTCCCTTGTAAATTGTCTGTATCATTGATTATATTGTTATTAGATGGAATGTTATTAGCAGCATTTTTAATCTCCATTAGATTAACCTGTATAAAGTGAGAATCCCCACCATCTATAGCAGGTAAATCCAACTGCTTTCTAATCTCATTGGCACTAACCACACCGATATTAAACAGTGTATTGTAGTAGTTTGCTAAAGATTGTTTGTCTGCTCTTAGTAATACAGAAGTATCAAATCTTACATCTATTCTACTCCTTTCAGAAGGCTTATACAGCTTCCTTTCAAACTCTAATTCTATCTTCTCTAGTAATGGTGATAATGTATCAGTAAGAAAAGCCAGCTGGGTAGCCTCAACAGTACTATAACTGCTCTTGGATAAGTCAAATGCTTTTACAGGTGATACCCCGAAGAACCTACAAATATCAATTACATTAAACTGTCTGGTTTCTAATAGTTGTGCATCAGCAGGATTCACTGTAATAGGCTGGAAGTCCATATTACCTTCTAATACAGCTACTCCATTAGGTGTACCAGTAGTAGGACTAAAAGCAGTCTGCCAGCTAGTTTTTAAATCTACCTTCTGCTTACCAGTTAAAGTAGATTGTACTTTAAGAATACCAGCCAGATTAGCACCACCTTTAAAGAATCCTTGTGCGTGTGATTCAGAATCTGTAGCCAGTCCTAAAGTCTGTCTGGCGTGTTGTAAAGTACTGATTCCAGTAATACCATCATAACTAAAGTTCAGTATATGAATCATATTGCAAGGCTCTACCAGTCCTTTAATGCCTACAACACTATATTTAATTCCGTCCTTCTGTTCAGTAATAGTAACATAATCTGGCTGTAAATAATGAAGTGCCACTACATCTCCTTTAGCATCTCTTTCTATGTAAGCATATCCATTGCCTTTAAGCAGTGTACTTACTATCAAAGTCTTTATAAAAGTAAACCTACTCATCTTATTGTTCGGCTCTTTGTTCAGTAAGTAGTAAGTAGGATGCTTAATAAACTTTTCTTTATAACCAGAATCATTAATGTAATATGGCTCTAATGGAAGCTGTGCCACTGCATCACTAATAACATCTACACATCTGTAGACTGTAGATAACAGCATAGCCTTATTAGTGGTATAACCGCCATTCATATTATACATTAAGGAATCACAGAATAACCCTCTGGTTTCCTGTTCTGGTTCTTTCTTTTTAAACCAATTAGTAAAAATTCCCATTAAATAGTCAGTATTTCATTTGTGTAATGTGGTGTTCTCAGATACATACCTAAAGCCTGTATCATTGCTATAGTTCCATCTATCTTCTTCTTATCTACTGCCTTATTCGGTTTAACATTACCATTATAATCAGACTTCAAAGTAACATTTCTAAAGCAGTACCTATTTATTTCATTGTTATCAATAACTGCCTTACCAGATAGTATCAGCCTTTCCAGTTCTCTAGTAGGCATATTAAAGTTACCTAGTGTTTGTGGATATTCTTCTAATGGTAATCCCTGCTCTGTAGAATCTATAGCCCATTGTGTAGCATTATACTTGTCATATCCTACAGACTGGATATTAACTACATCAGCATATCTAAGCATATCAGTAGTTATATAGTCATAATCAGTAACATTACCACTGGTAACAGTAAGATACCCCTGCTGCTTCCAGTATTTGTAAAGTTCCTTATCTGCCTTATCCTTTAATGCCGATTCTGGAAGATAGTAATGTGTTTTGAAGTGGTAAGTACCATCCAGTACTACTAAGTAGGCTACAGCAGTCAAATCCGAAGTAGCAGCCAAATCCACACCTACATAGCAATCCATACCAGCGAACTTATTAAGGTCTACTTCCTGACTGCACTTAATAATATAGTCCTCTGGTAGCCACACATTAGAACTGTCACACCATAAATTCAAAGTCTTAGTTTTAACTCCGACTTCATCAGCAGGGTTATTTATTGCCTGTTGTACCTGTCCTCTAATGTATTTGGAAGTTACTGTAATATCCAAGTTTGGTGCACATTTAACCCAGTTCTTTTCATCTCTCCAATCATCATCAGCATCTAAAGAATAGATAGCTATAAACATTTCATCATCTACCTTTAAGCCATTAAGCACTTCTATAGCTACGGTTCTTAATTGATAACAGGGTAAAGTTTTATCGAAGCCAGCAGTAGTAATAGTACAAAGATGTGGATTCATTCTCATCCCCATACTGGACTTAATAACATCACGTACTTTACTATTCTTAGCAGCGTGATATTCATCCAATAAACCAAAGCTAGCATTAAATCCATCCAGCTTACTATCATCAGCAGCCAATACTTTCAACTTGGAATTAGTAAGGTTAAACAGAATATCAGCTCTATAGGCTGTAAGATACTTGCCTTTAGAATCCAATCCCTTACTAAACTTGCTACACATACCAAAGGCTATCTTAGCCTGCTCTTTACTATTAGCAGCCAGTAATACTTCTGCACCATCTTCACCATCAGCTATTAAATAATACAAGCATAAAGCAGCAGCCAAAGCTGTCTTACCCTGCTTTCTACTTACTTCTATATAGCTGCTAGTATATCTTCTGGTAGCAGTTCCCTTCCAGTAGAATCCAACTATATTAGCTATTATAAACTGCTGCCATCCTTCTAAGGTGAATGGTTTACCAGAATGTTTACCTGTATAATGCTTTAAAGTCCCTATAAACTTAATGGCTCTATCTACCTTATCTTCTCTAAACTCTAAATCATCCCTTTTAAGGTCATTCTGGAATCTCTTACAAGCCAGCTTAATTGTTTCACCAGCTATTATTTCACCATTAAGAACCCTACTACAATATTCATAGTAAAGTTTGGTATTCATTACCTAGTTTCCTTTCCTTCCTTTATAAACTGCTCAAATGGATTATACCCGTCCTGTTCTATTTTAGGCAATTTAGTTCTAGCCTTGGCTGTTAGTCCGAACTCCAGCATAACTTTCATAGCTTGTGTTTGAGCATCTTTAGCAATCTTAATAGCTGGGTGCGGTGCAATGTTACCCCTATCACTGGTAACAGTCAAACCTTCATCTTCTAACTGTTTAGATGCCTTAATGAACATACTGTAGTTTCTAGCCAGCATTGTTAAAGCTGCACTATCCACATTCTCTAACATACCAGTACTATCCAGCTGTTCCAGTACATTCTGCATATATACCTTAGCATCCTTTTCAATGTCCTTTGGAATAGTGTAATTTATCATATTATAGTCTATTTAATTTTTATAATTTATAAAGCTATGTAATGGCTCTAATTGACTTATAATCACTATAATATAATTATTAAAGAATGTGAATTATTTATTTGGAAGTCTGTTAAGATATTAGTAAATTTGTAATACAATTAAAGGCTAAACTATGGAAAGAAGAAGTAATTACCCAATAGAAATTAAAGCTAAAATAGACCTAAATACTGACCTGCTACTAACAGAACTAC